CAGCTAGTGGGTTCTCCAGGGGTTCTATCCGGTGCTTGAGCCTCTCGTCGGATGTGCTGTATGCAACCACGTCGTTCGCCGCGTTAATCTTGCCCGGCACCGCAGTGGGTTCGGTAGAGAATGTCCCCACAAGCAGGTGACCCTCTATCCTCGCAATAGGTATAGCGGCGTCGTTCATGGTGAAGTGTCTGCTGGCATACGCTATGTTGGTTGAAGATCCTGTTGCGGTAAGTACCCGGTATGTCATCGGGTTGTAGATGCTCTGGAACCCGGGACCTGTCGGTCCAGTGATGCCCTGTAGGCCCTGCAGACCCTGGAATCCCTGCAGACCCTGGAATCCCTGCAATCCCTGCAGGCCTTGGAATCCCTGCAGACCCTGGAATCCCTGCAATCCCTGCCGGCCCTGGAATCCCTGCAATCCCTGCAGACCTTGGAATCCCTGCAATCCCTGCAGACCTTGGAATCCCTGCAATCCCTGGAAGCCCTGCAATCCCTGGAAACCTTGGAATCCCTGCAATCCCTGTCGTCCTTGCAATCCCTGGAAGCCTTGGAAACCTTGTACTCCCTGGAACCCTTGGAAACCCTGTTGTCCCTGCACTCCCTGGAACCCTTGGACGCCTTGGAATCCCTGAAACCCTTGGACGCCTTGGAATCCCTGAAACCCTTGGACGCCTTGGAATCCCTGCACTCCCTGAAACCCTTGGACGCCTTGGAATCCCTGGAATCCCTGCCATCCCTGTTGTCCCTGGCCACCAAGTCCAGTCGGACCAGTAATGCCTTGCAGACCCTGCAGTCCCTGGAACCCTTGAAATCCTTGATATCCCTGTTGTCCCTGGCCACCAAGTCCGGTAGGACCTGTGATACCCTGCCAACCCTGGAACCCTTGGAAACCCTGGAAGCCCTGGAAGCCAAATCCGGTCGGACCGGTTATACCCTGCCAACCCTGGAGTCCCTGGAATCCCTGATATCCCTGGAACCCCTGAAGACCGAACCCGGTTGGACCGGTTATGCCCTGCCAACCCTGGAAACCCTGGAGACCTTGGAACCCTTGGAAACCCTGAAGACCGAACCCGGTCGGGCCGGTTATGCCCTGCCAACCCTGGATGCCGGTCGGGCCGGTCTCACCCTGTTGTCCCTGGAACCCGAACCCGGTCGGGCCGGTTATCCCCTGCCAACCCTGGAATCCCTGATATCCCTGGAAGCCCTGGAAGCCCTGCAGACCGATACCGGTCGGTCCGGTTATTCCCTGCCATCCCTGGAGACCCTGGAGACCCTGCCAACCCTGGACACCCTGAAACCCGAACCCGGTCGGGCCGGTTATACCCTGCCAACCCTGGATGCCTGTGGGTCCGGTCTCCCCTTGTTGACCCTGGAACCCGAACCCGGTCGGACCTGTGATGCCTTGCCAACCCTGGATGCCGGTCGGTCCGGTAACCCCCTGGAGTCCCTGGAACCCGAACCCGGTTGGACCCGTGATGCCTTGCCAACCCTGGATGCCGGTCGGGCCGGTGACCCCTTGGAATCCCTGGAATCCGAACCCGGTCGGACCCGTGACGCCTTGCCAACCCTGGATGCCCTGGGGGCCTTGCAATCCCTGAACCCCGGTCGGACCCGTGACACCCTGCAGGCCCTGCAGGCCGAATCCCGTTGGTCCGGTGAAACCTTGCAACCCCTGTGGACCGCCCGGGTCCCCGGCGGGACCCGTGATGCCCTGCCAGCCCTGCCAGCCCTGGGGCCCACCGAAGTCTCCCTTCTCACCCTGCCATCCTTGCCATCCCTGCAAACCCATGGCGCCGACTATATCGAACGCCACCTCGTACTCGGTGTACTCCTGTATGTAGTCGAAATTGTTGTTGACTGCGCCGCCACCAAGTCCCGTGACCCCCAAAGTGTACCAGGTACCGTTGGCGGACTTGGACGTTATCTTGAACCACCACTTCCTGTCCTTGTCCTCTGGTCGGTAGAAGCTGATGACTGAACCCACGCTAAGGTACTCGAAGTACGGTTCCCTGTTGATCGAGTCGTAGTCCACCTCTGCGATGTTTATCTCTACGATGTTCTTGAATTGGACAGATGCGTCTATCTCGACAACGGTGTCGAGGGGCCTTCCGTCCCATATCTTGAAGGTGCCGTCGTCCGCAACCCCGTTTCCCGGGGTCGGCGAGGTGACCGATCCCATGTATTTGTACAACCGCCAGTTGGCCGCGTTCGCCGCTTCCCCTGCCACGCCCTGGCGTCCCTGGATGCCCGGTACGCCCTGTGGTCCCTGTCTTCCCTGTGCGCCTCCGAAGTCCCCCTTGGCGCCCTGCCAACCCTGGAAACCCTGCACGCCGGTTACGCCCTGCCATCCCTGCAGACCCTGGAGGCCCTGTGGCCCGCCCGGATCGCCTGCGGGACCGGTGACGCCCTGCCAACCCTGTACGCCGATGCCCGTGGGGCCGGTCTCTCCCTGGAAACCCTGGGGTCCTGTCAGTCCCGTCTCACCCTGAGGACCTTGCAGGCCCTGCCACCCCTGGGGACCCTGAGGTCCCTGCCTGCCCTGCCTGCCGATACCCGTTGGACCCTGCGAACCCTGCCATCCCTGGAACCCTTGGTTGCCCTGCCATCCCTGGAACCCCTGGTTGCCCCGCCATCCCTGGAACCCCTGGTTGCCCTGCCATCCTTGGAACCCTTGGTTGCCCTGCCATCCCTGGAACCCCTGGTTGCCCTGCCATCCCTGGAACCCCTGGTTGCCCTGCCATCCCTGGAAACCCTGGTTGCCCTGGGACCCTTGGGGTCCGACACTCCCGGTTAGGCCCTGGAGTCCCTGGAGGCCCTGTGGGCCGCCCGGGTCGCCGGCGGGACCTGTCGCGCCCTGCCATCCTTGGTTGCCCTGCGCGCCCCCGAAGTCACCCTTCTCACCCTGCCATCCCTGGAACCCCTGGCGGCCAACGAGTCCCTGCGGACCTTGCCTACCCTGGAGGCCACCATATCCCTGCCATCCCTGGGGGCCGGTTGTCAGTAGGCTTATGGGCGCCTTGTAGAGGACGCCGGTGGATGGGTCGCCCACCGCGAGTAGCCAGGTGCTTGGGGGCACCGAGGTGAGCGGGGGGAAATTGATAATAAGCTTTGGTCCTGACATATTGGGTGTTAAACGTCTTGTCAGGTATATATTCAGGATCCCTTATCCCAAAACCACTTATTGGGGAATAGGGCCGGGCGGATATATAGCGAATGCTGAAGGTGTATCTGATATCGTCCGTCAGGGATGGCGAGAGGGTCTACAAGATAGGGCACACCAAGAGGGAGGTGCACGACAGGATAAGGGAGTTCAGCACCGGTAACTCCAACGAGATGGTCGTCGAGTCATTCTTCGTCTCCAAGTGGGCGGTGAAGATCGAGAGAGCCCTTCACCGACATTTCAGGGCACACCGGGTGTCCGGCGAGTGGTTCTCCCTCGAGCGCGCGAACATCGCCGACTTCCTCAGGATATGCCAGATAACCCACGACGGGCTGGAGACTGTTGAGATGTACAACGACTACGTGAGGGAGAGGGGCGGCGTCCGCAGCATGTAAAAAAAAACAACGACTCGAAATGAACTCAATGAAGGCGGACCTGATCAGGAAGTACGTATCCGGAATAAACTTCAAGGGCGAAGACTGGAGCATACACACAATGGCGCAGGATATGCAGAGGTTCCTGGGCGAGGTCCCGTCCGTGGACGTCGGGTACAGGAAGGACGTCATGGTGGCCGAGCTGACGGGCATCACTAGGGAGGTCAAGCTCGTCGACAAGATCAGCGTGGTGTTCACCGACACCGACGACAAGATAAAAAAGATCGACTTCAGGATATGACCCCGGAGTTCTCGGTTCTCGAGTACCTGGGCAAGATAGGCGACGGTGTCTTGGTGCTTTTGTCCGCTGTATACGACTCGGAGTACTACGAGGCGACCTACTTCTACAAGGATGATGGGGACGTGCTCACCCTGAGCGACGACCTCGATGCCGCGATTTCCAATAGTGAGTCCGAGAGGCCGACCATGGACTTTATGGTCGCGTCGGTCAGGTCCAAGGTCGTGCCCTACGGACAGATATTCGGCAGGATAGACGACGTTGACTTCAACCGTTGGCTCGTTTCCGATGATGAGAAGGCGGAGGAGTCGGACCTAGAGGCCGAACCTGAAGAGTGACCGTTCAATCGAGGTCGTAGTTTACCGCACCCTCCTCGTCGCCGTACCTGCTAGGGGCGGTCAGGGGATTAGACTGGTTGTGCATGTAGGCCCAGTCCTCGACACCCAGCTCGGCGAAACGCCTGGATATCGCCACGTTGTAGTAGTCGCTTATGGTCCTGACCCTGCGCTGGATGTCCGCGCGCGCGAGCTCGTGGGTGTTGGTCGATCCCGGCGTCTTGTATATGAACTGCAGGTAGCAGTTCTTCCTTATCCTGACGAACCTCGTGTTCAGGAAGGTCCTGACCACCAGCTCGTAGTCGTCCGCGATCGAGAGCCTGCGGTTGTGGCCGCCGAGCGCCAGGTAGGTGTCCCTGCGCCATGCGCGGATGTGGTTGGGCACACCGACTATGTGCCTTATGGTCTTGGGGTTGATGTTAGGGGACTCGTTCACGTTCATGTCGACGCCCATGCAGTTTTCCGTCCTGTACTTACCGTACCCGAAACAGAAGCCCTCGGGGTACATGAGCGTTGTCCTCCAGTCCTCGAGAATCTCGACGCAGTCGGTGTAAGCGAAGCCCGCGTCGGGGTGCTTCTCGAACGCCCTCAGCAGCAACTGCGCGCTGTCTGGCAGGATAAAGTCGTCGTGGTCTATCTCGGCCAGCACCTCGCCCTTGGCGAGCATGGCCGCCCTGTACTTGGACTCGCCTATAACCCCCCTGCTCTTCTGCCTGAAGTCGTATAGCGATATCCTGGAGTCGTCCGCCGCCAGCGCCTCCGCCATCTTAAGCGTCTTGCCGCCGTCCGTGGAGTCGTTCACCAGAACCCACTCCCAGTTTTGGTGAGTCTGCGCCCTGAAGGACTCGTAAAGCCTGTGGAGCCTGTCGCCTGTGTTGTACATGGGGGTGAAGAACGACACCTTCCCGTGGTGGTCCCCGCCGAGCATGCTTATCATGGCGGCGTTGTAGGCCATGTCGCCTATCCGGTCGAAGGTCCTGCCCACCGTAACCGACCTGGTCGCAAGGTGCCCGGGGGCGGACAGGCCGCCGCCCACGTCCAGGATAAGGTCGGGGTCCACCAGGGCGACCTGCCTGTCCGAGAACTCGGTGACGTGCGAGACGTCGAGCTCGTCTGACTCGTACCACTGCCTCTTCTCCGACCTAAGCTCGATTGGGTCGTCTGACCTAAGCATTATCTTGGGCAGCCTCGCCTTGGACGGCTTGTGGAAGTAGTTGTAGTAGCACAGCTCCTCGTCCAGGAACAGAAACTCTGAGGGGTGGTCCCTGTGGAGCTCCTCCGCGAAGACCGAGTCGGCGACGTAGGTCATCTCCCTCAGCCTGCGGTCTCCCACAAGGTCCCTCCTGATCAGGAGCTGGGCAGAGTCCACGCCACCCACCCGCATGTTCTCCGGCGCGGCGTACCTGATCTCCTGCCCGGTGAAGTCCTTGCCGTCTATCCTCTGGTTGAACACCACGGCCCTGCGGCCGCCGGTGCCCTCGGCCTCCCGGACAGCCAGCGCCGCCCTGCCCCAGAACCGATCGTGGATGATGTTGTCGTCGTCCAGTATGTAGACCCAACCCTCGGATATAGAGTCCAGCGCCTCGTTCAGGAGCCCGTGCCCGAAGTCACCGTCGCGGCCCGCCGAGAACCGCATCCTCGCGCCGGCGGAGTGCAGGGCGGAGAGTATGTCTGCGTCTATGTCCTTGAGCCTCGAGGTGTCGAACACGACCAGCCACCTGACTTCGATACCCTCGCCCGCCTTGGCGACGGACTCTATAATCTTCGGCATGTTGCCCGGCCTGGTGCACCTCGTGAGAATGTTCAATATCATGTGCATTCTATCCGCATGCCGGCCGGTTGTTTCAGCCGCGCATCCTAATATATACAACATGGAGAGACTTTACACACACGAGGAACACTCGGCACTTATGGATTGCATGGCACTTGCAGTGTCGGAGTCGGGCGGGGGACTGCTCGGCATGCTGTCCGCCGCGGCCAAGAGGGTCAAGGCGCTGCCGATGGCCGCCAGGACGAAGATACTGGCCGGGGTAATCGCGTCGGCGCTCGCGTACACGGAGGCGGACAGGCTGGAGAGCGCCATAACTGCGATAGCCGACAGCGACCTTGTCAGGGCGTGGACGGGCAGGAAGGCATCCAAGTCCGACGAAAGGTACAGGGACGTGGAGGAGCTAGAGATATCCCAGGCCGGCATCGACCTGATAAAGTCCCACGAGAGCCTGAGGCTGCGCGGGTACGACATCCGGGACGGCAAGATAACCATCGGGTGGGGCCACGCCGAGCCCAAGGGCAGGTCCAAGTACAAGTTGGGGCAGCAGATAACAAGGCGGGAGGCGGACCGCCTACTAGATCAGGACCTGGAGTCCGTGCAGGCAGACATCAAGAGGAGGTTCGGCAAGTGGAAGAGTGCGGGGCACGACATACCCCTCACCCAGGAGATGTACGACGCACTCGTGTCGGTCGCGTTCAACAAGGGCGCGAGGGGCCTGTTCTCGTGCAAGTTCATGAGGCACCTGAAGAAGGGAGACTACGTCGCGGCGGGCAAGGGCATAGAGAAAGAGTACAACAGGAAGTTCGTCAGAAAGTTCGGCGGGATAGTCGGACGCAGGAAGACGGAGAGCGAGATGTTCCTTTCGGGCCTCTGACCCAACACGCCGGCAGGTTTTCTATACAAAAAGGAAAAGCCATGAGAAACATTATAATCTCTATCATCGCCGGTGTACTGCTGTCATCCTGCGGTGGCCCCGACTTCAAGACAGACGACCGCATCCAGGGCACACAGACCGAGAAGACCGACTGGGTCTACGACAGTGCGGTCGGAAAGCCGGTTCAAAAGGAGGAGACCTTATACATGATCTCACCCACCCTCGAGCAGTCCTTCTACTACGCCTCAAAGAGGGACGACCGGACCCTTCACCTGGTGCTATCGGTGGCGTGTCTGATTGTCTTCCTGTTCGCCTTCTTCGCGAAGATACTCGACCCCACCACCAGCTACACTCCCGCGTTCCTCGCAAACAACTACATCGCCAACCTCCTGAAGTTCGTGGCGCTGGCGTTCTCCGCATACTTCTTCCTTGGCAACCCGGTTGGGGTCAGGTGGAACAACGACAAATGGGTGCCCAAGCAGACCTACGAAAAGGCAATAACTGAGTCGGGATCCACAAGGCCGATATGGGACAGCCTGGAGGCGAACTGCCGGATAGTCGACGGCCCCTACGGCTGCTACAAAAAGTAAACCACTATATATGGTAATAAAGAAGGGCACGCACGCCCCATTCAGGATGCCCTCGGTCATGTTGGGTAGCCAGGAGCTGCACTACAGGGTCAAGTTCAAGGAAAGCTGCAGGTACACCTTGCCTTCCGAAGACCAGGCGGACATAAACAAGCTCATTGGGGTCGGGTACGTGAACTCCATACCCCTCAAGGGACTAAAGCCGGTGCCGTTCCACCACTGCAACAGCGTGAGGTTCGGGTGGCACTACGACCCCCCGACCGACACGGTGTCTTTGTGGGCCTACTGGTACGCAAGCAAGGAGAGGAAGTACAAGGAGATATGCAGGGTTGGGATCGGGCAGGAAGTCGGAGTCCACCTCACGAGGAAGGACAAGCACCACACACTGACCGTCACGGAAGGGACCTCGGTGATCGGCATCGCGCACGCCCCGGTCCCTGCCTCCGCGGTCTCCTACCTGCTCAGGCCGTTCTTCGGCGGCAACAACCCGGCCCCGCACGACATAGAGATAGAGATAAACGAAATGTGACCATGACCAGGCTCCTGATAATACTGACGATGGCAATAACCGGCCTCTCGGCCGCCGGGCAAACCTCCCTCCACATGGGCGGGGGCGCGTCGACCGACAACACCCCGCTCCTGGACCTGGGGGCGAGGCACAGGCAGGGCCGGGTGCTGGTCCAGGCCGGATACACCAGCCACCTCACGCACTACATCACCCACGGCACCCTGTTCCACGCGTCCGTGGGCTGGACCACCAGGGGCAAGGACTCCTGGGTGTCCCCCTACGCAGGCTACGGCATGCACTTTCGCAGCAGCGACTACCCCTCGATGAACTACTCCGCGCCGCTGTTCGGCATGCTGTTCGCCAAGAGGATGAAGAGGGACATGGTATACCTGAACGCCGCCCTGCACGGGGGCACTGCGTACGTGACCGTCGGGATATCCGCCACCCTGAGGAGGGACCGGTCGTGGTGACCATAGTCGTGGCGATGGCCGCCAACCGCGTTATCGGCATCGAAAACAGGCTGCCCTGGCACCTTCCCGAGGACCTCAGGAGGTTCAAGGCCATAACCATGGGTCGTCCAGTGATTATGGGCAGGAAGACCTTCGAGTCGATAGGAAAGCCCCTACCCGGCAGGACCAACGTGGTGTTGACGAGGGGCCACTGGACCGGCGACGGGATCGAGGTCAGGGGGTCTATAATGGACGCGGTCCGGGACTACCCCGACGCGATGGTTATAGGCGGCTCCGAGGTTTACCGGCAAGCGCTGCAGATTGCGGACGCCATTGAGATGACTCTCATTGACCGGGACTACGCCGGCGACTCCATGTTCCCGGAGATCGGGCCAGAGTGGGCGGAGGCGTCTCGGGAAACGCACTCGGCCCCGGGGTTCGACTATCACTTCGTCAGGTTATCGAGGACCGTGTCGCCATGACCGTAGACACCATAGTACACACATTCACCGTCAAGCTGGGGAGGCCGGAGAACATCGCGAAGGCCGTCTCTGTGTACCGTGGCTGCGCATCCTCCGCGAGGAGGTTCCACAAGGTCGCGCTGTACACGGACCATGAATCCCTGCCGTTGCTCGGCGACGCATATGAGGACGTCAGGGTGATCCCCACGGACGGGTTCTTCATGTTGGACGACATGAAGCTCGCGGCCCTGCCCCTTATCGGCACCAACGAGGTCCTTGTGGACGGGGACGTGTACCTCAGGTCCCCCCTCTCGATCCGACCGGACTGCGACGCCGTCTGCGACCTGGGGGTGCCGACGGAGAGGTCACTCCCATGCATCGAGACGCTGAACCTGATGACCCGGATGGGCATAACGGACCGTATACCATTTTACAGGGCCGGACTCACAGCGGTGCCCAACATCGGGGTGCTCCGATTCTCCTGCGACAAGGTCAGGGACGGTTACCTCAAGTGGTTCGGAGTGCTCAGGGATTGGATAAAGGACAACGGCCTCGCCGACGCCGACGACAGGACTCGGAGGAGGCTGACCGTGAAGACCACGCCGCAGTACCTCCTCGGCGCATACATGCGTTCTGAAGGAAAGGAAATATGCTACGCCAGGCACCAAAACGACTACACGCACTACATGCTGGACGCCAAGTACAGGGACGGGTTCAGGCTGGGCGAATAGAAAAATATTTGGTGGGCAACTATACCCGCCGTAACTTTGTGCAACAAAAGACAAAAAAAGTCACAACAAGCGATAACAATCTCAATATATACTTTTATGAAACGCAACTTCGAACATAAAAACAATCAAGCATGCCAGTTTTGGTATGATATTGCCATGTGCTCGAGGTTCGTGCCTCGCAGTTGACCCTGAACTGCGTAGCTTCATAACAAACCTCGAGATTCTATCTCGAGGTTTTTTTGTTTTACCCTGGCGGTTAACCACCCAACCTGATACGTTGGAGCAAGGTAACGGTTGAGAATGCCGGTTCGAATCCGGCACCGCCAACTATAAGGTGCCCTAGCTCAGCTGGTAGAGCGCCGCCCTGAAGAGGCGGGACAGCGCAGGTTCGATTCCTGTGGGTACCACTATGGTGTAGTTGAGTAATCGGTTGGCTCGCCGTTCTGTAAAAGCGGTCTCTTCGGAGCGTGTAGGTTCGAGTCCTACCTACACCACACTATAAAGGTAAAGACACGTAACTTAAATGGGGTTCGAGTTTTTATATATAGGACATGATTAAATGTGAAATATGTGGTCAGTCCTTCTTAAAGAAATGTGGATTATCAATGCATAGAAAAAAATGTGGATTTGATCCAATAGAAAAAGACAGTATCATAAAGTCATATGTTGAGGATATGTGTTCGATTAGGGACTTAATGAAAAAATATAACTATTCTAAAAATAAAATTGTTAAGATATTAGATGGGATGACTAGAAGCCAATCAGACTCGGCTAAACTAGCAAAGATTAGGTATCCATTTAGGCACACAGAAAAAACCAAAGTCAAAATGAGAGATGCCAGACTGAAGTATATGTCGGAGAACCCAGATAAAACAGCATGGAGAAAATCTAACTTTTCGTACCCCGAAAAATTATTTTTCAACAAGTTACTAGAATTAAAATGGGACCAAGAATATGCTATAGAAAGAGAACATAGTGTATACCCGTATTACATTGATTTTGCTTTTTTGAATGAGAAGGTGGCGGTGGAGATAGATGGATCACAACACTTGAATGAAGACAGAAAAGAAAAAGATGAAAAAAAAGATCTACTCCTAATAGAAAACGAATGGACAGTTGTGAGAGTAACTGAGAACGAAATAAAAAAAAATATCAATCAGTTCATGTCAGAACTTAAAAACATTCTTCATGACGCCCATAGATCGGAAAAATTCTCTTTTGGTATCTTTAAGAAAAACGGCGGATATCAAAAAAGAAGAATAAATGGAAAACAAACAGAAAGGGAAATAGGCAGGGACATAAAAGCTAGAAAAGTATTAAGACCTGATTATGAAACATTGATGAAAGATATAGGAGATTTTGGTTTTGCTAAAACAGGGAGAAAATATGGTGTTAGTGATAATACCATAAGGAAATGGGTAAAGTATTATCAAAATCACTAACAACACAAACGGTCGATTGGTTTAATGGTAGGACGCCGGCTTGTCACGCCGGTAGCACGAGTTCGATTCTCGTATCGACCGCCAAACTCTCCGGTAGCTCAGTGGCAGAGCGCGCGCTTGTTAAGCGCAGGGTCGGGATATCGTAACTCCCCCGGAGAGCAGACACACGGGTATGGTGTAACTGGTAGCACGTCGATCTCCAAAATCGGAAGCAGGGAATCGTACTCTCTTACCCGTGCGACAGGACTCTTATGATAACGGCTAGTCAACTCGGTTCTTACCCGAGGAGTCCCGGTTCGAATCCGGGAGGGTCCACTGAATATGGTGAGCATAGCGCAACTGGTTAAGCGTGCGGCCTTGTGACGGCCGAGGTCCGGGTTCGAATCCCGGTGTTCACACTGAATAATGCCTCATGGTGTAGCGGCAGCACGATTCGTTTTGCTGAATCGGCCCTGGTTCGAATCCAGGTGAGGCATCAAGACAAGGGCGGTGAGGTCATGGCGACCAGTGGGACTGCAAATCCCACGACTCTGCGGTTCGAATCCGCGCCGCCCTCAAAAAAAACTTATCTTCGCATCTATGAAAGTGGACAGGCAACAAATGGGGTGGTTCCTCAAAAACATCAGGCGCAAGGCCGAGGGCAGGGAGCTGACTGACGACGAGCTAGTCGATGAGTTGACCAACTATATGGAGGTGAACCCCGGTTGCGTGGACGTCAGGGGCGTCAGCCACCCCGGCAGGTTCAGCTACCACACCGTGGGGTACGGTGTTTTCTCCCTGATGGGCGAGAGGTACCGGATGGGTAGGGTAGAAATATTTGACCGCGAGGATGATAGCGGGTATGCCTCCAGCGAGGGTTCATACTGCATGCCCCACGTGGCAGCAAGCCAGTTCGAGGACTTCATCGAGTCCCTCCAGACGGACCTACCCATAGAGATAGGTATAGGTTCCTTCGAGGACTGCAAGAGGGAGTGCGCCCTGGACCTCGGGTTCGGGTCCGTAGAGGAGATGGACGACCCAGATAAGGTCAAGGCATACAGGGCCAAGAAGAACGACGAGTACGCTGTATCACAGGGATACAAGGACTGGGAGGACTTGATGTCAAAGAGTAAGTTCGCGTCAAAGAACAAGGAGGGAGGATCATGAACATGAGGGAGTCACAGGATTTCATCAAGTCACGGTCGACTCATGCCATGGGTTTCACAGAGGGCGAGGTCTTCGGGATGCTGCGGTCGATCGGGTTTGATTTCTCGGAGTTCGAGAGGTGGATCCGGGGATCCGCGTGCCCGATAGCCCCCGACGGGACCATGCTGTACTTTCACCACGACGTCTTCAATTTCATCAATATGGTGGCGAACGGAACCAGAAAAGTGGGGGATTTCAACGAAACCGCACACGAGGGGGTTCTCAAGTCGATCATCAGGCAGATGAAGATAGACATGATTAAATAACGAAAGCCGGGATAAGTCCCGACTTTCGCATTCTTATGATCGCCATTAGTAGCCGGCAACGAGTGGCGGCTGGATGGTGAAGTTTCCGTCGATGTACTCATCGATCCAGTAGTCGCAGATGAACTTCGCGGACGCGTCGGCGATGTCGGCGCCGCCGCCCCACTGCAGGTCGGAGATAGAGCTGATCCCGTGAAGCTGCGCGTTCTGGCATGTGACCCTGCGGATCACAAGGCCCTTCCTGTCGTGCTGGTTTACCACCAGTGTACCGATGATGTCCGCCTTGTAGTGCAGGGCGCCGTTCTGGGAGTTCCAGCACAGGTCGTACCATGCCTTCAGGGTGTTCCACACTTCCATCTGGCCGGACTTGTTCACGTTCACGTTGAACTTGATGTCCAACTTGAGCAACGTAGAATCGGGCGTACCCACGAATGCGCGGCTAGAGTACTTGAACCTCTGCTCCGCCGTAGGGATGTCCGGGGTCAAGTCAAGGTTTACCGAGGTGGCCTGCTGGAGCAACATTATTGGATCCCTTCCCTGTGCCTGCAGGATGGTAGGCAGGATAAAGGTGATCTCGAACAGGTTCTTGTAGACCGGTTCGTGCGGCTGAGTTCCTGGGCCACCTGGACTACCTGTCATAAGTAACCTTGTAAAGTGGGGCAACGGCATAGTATTTTATTATTTTTTTGTTGTGTTATATATTTGAAACTTTTAGGTCTCTAGTTCGTAAGTATATATTTGTCCTCAAACATGACTTTTTCCCATTTTAGACAAATCTTCATAACGGGTCTAAACAAATGTGGTAACGGCATATAAAAAATAAAAAAGACTATGCCAAAGAAGATAGACCACAGTCAGTTCATGCACAAGGTCATAGAAAAGCACGGCGACCTGTTCGACTATACCAAGACAAGGTACGTCAACTACAGAACCAAGATAATCATCACTTGCAGGTCACACGGGGATTTCGAAATATTCCCGGATAACCACCTTAGGGGACAGGGGTGTGTTATGTGTGCACGCGAGAAACACAAGTTGACTAAGATCGACGACAGCAGACTCGCTATCCTGAAAGAGGTGCATTCGGATAAGTATGATTACAACGACCTCACCGTTACTGACGGGAAGATCAAAATAACCTGTCGCAAACATGGTGATTTTGTTCAGAGCATCCACCAGCATGAGTACGGCCATGGGTGCCCGCAGTGCGGAATAGATATCCAAAGGAAACCCAAGTCCAAGGTCTGTCGTACCTGTAACCGGGACCTACCCCTCACAAGTTACGGGCCTAGGTTCAAGCATTGCATGGATTGCGTAAGCAAGAGGACAATAATAACGGAGAAGACCTGCACGAATTGTGCCGACAGAAAGCCATTGTCTGATTTCCCGGATAGGAAGGACTCTAAGGATGGTGTTAGGAACCTTTGTAGGGAATGCACTGTCTCGTACAGAAAACCAATAAATCAGAAGTACCGAAAGGACAACCGCGAAAGGATAAACGAGTACGGCAAGGCGTACCACAAGGCGCGCCTGGTTACGGACGAGGTCTACAGGGCCAAGGTGATCGCCAGGGACGTCGTGAGGAAGGCCATAACCAAGATGGGATACACCAAGGGGTCCAGGACGGAGGAGATCCTGGGGTGCAGCTACTCTGACTTCAAGGCGCACATGGAGTCGATGTTCAAGGAGGGGATGGGGTGGCACAACCGGGGAGAGTGGCACGTGGATCATAAGGTTCCCCTGTCTAGCGGTCGGACCGAGGCCGAGGTTCTGTCTCTCAACCACTACTCGAACCTGCAGCCGCTGTGGGGCGCGGAAAACATCGCCAAGTCGGACAGTATGCCTGTCTGAAGTCACCGACCAGGCTTTTTCCTCGCCTGGGCTATCTGGTTCGACTTCTCTATGCAGATACCCACGAACTCCCTCATCGGGCCTGAAAATACCCTGAACAGGCCGACCATTTCGTCACACTTGTATCCGCACTGCTCGACTGGCCCGAAGCTCTGACGAGGCGGCACCGCCCGGAAGTTCACATACCAGTTGTCGTCATCGTCCTTGCAGACCAAGACCACGATCCTGTCCCCGGTCGCGAGTTCCTTCGTGAATACCTTTGACTTCTCGCCGTGGTGGGAGATGAGTCGGTGGGAGTCGAACATGGCGGGAGACATTCCCGGCTTCTGCCTCAGCTCGAGGCCCAGGCCTTTGAGGTAGTCGACAATCTTTTTTGTCTCACGCGGGTTTATGTCCTCTACCTTCCTGATAACTTGGGGGGTGTCTACGGATCGGTAAAGCCCGGAGGGGTCCGACGCGCTCAGCCGCAGGTACTCCGGGCTTATCTGACTCTGAAGTTGCCTGCTATCGGTGATACGGGACCTGTCGCCGTGGGGGTGGTCTGGTATTTTGTACCTGTGCTTTTTCAGTTCCCTGGATAAAGCTGTTGTCAGGCCCTTGAATCCGTGACAGATAAAACCGACGCGTGACATATACACCCAGTTTTCGTAATGCTCCCTGACGGGCTCAAGATAACCATTTTCGTCCTCTTCCGCCAAGACGGATCCAAACGACAGGTGCCACCTGTTGCCAACCAGCCTCACGCACCTGACCCCGATGAGGCGCTTACCCTGGTCGGTGTATACAGTCTCGGGGTATATGACCGATGATATACCGTCACCATCCCATTCCATACGCACGCCAGGCTGGTCCGAGTTTCTGAACAGCATCTGGTTAAAGCTGTCGAGTTCATCCCTCAGCCAGTAATCAAGCTTGTCCAGGATATTTTCTTCGGTGTTGTTCCACTGGGCCACATCGCCGGGGTTGGGCTCCTTGGAAGCCGGGGCGTACGGACTTGGTGGCACCCTTCCGTCCGACATGGACTGCGCCTCGAATAACATTATGTGTCTCATGCCAGTATATATTTGGTCCCGAATACCGATTTTTTCCGGGTGGTAAGGATCAAGGTGATCTTGCCCGTCTAAACCACCCACCGCGGGTCCAATATAACTACCATGCTTGATCAGGAAATATCCAGGGTGTGGGCCGAGCTCGACGCCATACACGGCACCAACTGGGGTTGGTGCACCGCAGACAAGGCCCGCGTCATAATGAACCTGGTGAGGGAGGTTTGCTCCCCAAGGGAGAACCCGATATGCGCCGAGATCGGAGTCTACGGCGGCAAGAGCCTTTACCCCTTCGCCCTTGCCCTGAAGTCGATCGGCCGAGGCATGGTCTACGGCATCGATCCGTGGGACAACAGGGAGGCCACCGCTGGCTATGAGGGCGAGCACCGGGACTTCTGGGGTGCCGTGGATATGGACTTGATGCACGAAATATGCGTTGACGGCATCGGCCTGCTTGGTGCCGAAGACTACACGTGCCTGATGAAGACCACCAGCGATAATGCGCCCCACCTGGGAGACCTGTGCGTGGTTCACCTGGACGGACAACACACCGACCAGGTTTCCAGGGACGTCGCCCGGTGGGCTCCTGCGGTCGTGGAGGGCGGATACTTTATGGTCAACGACATCGAGTGGTCCGATGAGACCAAAAAAGCGGAACCCTTGCTTTGTGGCCTGGGGTTCTACCTGCACTCGAGGGTCGGTGGGTGTGCGGTGTTCCGAAAGGGATCTCCAAATAGTTTCGCAATAAACCCATCTACCAAGCCGAGACTTTGGATAGTTGACAACTTCTACCAGGACCCTATGGCGGTGAGGGAGTTCGCACTCCGTCAACCCTTCGACGAGGGTGGCATAGGCAGGGGCTACATCGGACGCAGGACCTCGGGCAGGTTCCTTTTCCCGGGACTCAAGGAGAGGTTCGAGCAGATCATCGGCATGCCGATCACCGGGTGGGAGAGCCATGGGATGAACGGCCGGTTCCAGGTCGCCTGGGCGGGTGAGCCCCTGGTATACCACTGCGACTCGCAGAGGTTCGCGGGCATGCTGTTCCTGACGCCCGGCGCGCCCTTCCAGACCGGCACCACCATGTATGCGAACAGGCGCAACAGGGCCAGGACATTCGACGACCCGGGGTGGGACGAGGCATGGGTGAACGGCAACCACCTCGACCGCACTCCCTTCGAGCCGGTCGACGTGGCCGGCAACGTGTTCAACAGGCTCGTCATATTCGACGGGTCCTGCATACACTCCGCGTCCGAGTACTTCGGACAAGACATGCAGGACGGCAGGCTGTGGCACATGTTCTTCTTCGACGCCTGACCGACTCAACAACAAAACCAACATCACATGCCCAGAGCATTCCTTATAGGAGACACCCATATAGCCCTCGGATACCCCAACAGCGTCGACAAGTGGCACCGGGTCCACGATCAGTACTTCAGGGACTTTCTGCTGCCCCTCCTGAGGAGGGAGGTGGAGGAGGGGGACATCATAATCCACCTCGGGGACCTGTTCGACAACCGCAACATTATTCCCATAAACCTGCTCAACTTCGGGATGCTAGTGGTGGAGGAGATGGCCGGCATAGCGCCATTGCATATTATACTCGGCAACCACGACTGCTGGCACAAGAGCTCGAGCGAGATCAACACCATCAGGCCGTTCCGGTGGATCCCGAATGTCACCATACATGAGACCACGGGAGTGGTCGAGTTCGCTGGTAAGAAGTTGGTCATGATGCCGTACGTGGAAAGGAGGGCCGAGCAGATCACTGAGATCGCCGGCGTAAAGGGCGCGGACTACCTGTTTTGTCACTCCGACCTGTCAGGCGCAAGGATGCACCTGACGAGCGTCGCACACAAGAACCCGGACAAGATAGACGTGGAGGAGTTCAGGCACTTCGCCAGGGTTTATTCTGGACACATACATATCCGAGACACCCACAAAAACTTCAAGTTCATAGGGAACATCTTCCAGATGGACCGAAGCGATTACGGTGACCAGAAAGGTATACTAGCGTTAGATGTGGAGACAGGAGAGGAGGAGTTCTTCGCAAATAACGTATCCCCCAAGTTTGAAAGAGTGTCAGTGTTGACCGAGGCGGACATGGACCTGTTGGACGGGCTGAACTTCTTCAACTACATAGACCTCTCGGTATCCAATAAGTTGTTGGTGGGTAACCGCAAGTTGAGGCGCAAGTTGGAAATGGCACTAGAGAGGGGACAGTTCGCCAGCATATCGTATATAGACGACCTGTCGGAATCGGCGGGCGTGGATCCCGGCAAGGCAGAGGCAGAAGAGATTGCGCCGGACCCAACAAGGCTGCCGCAGTTGCAACTCGAATTCAAGGACTACATAAGGGAACACATTTTATCCCTTTCGTACGACGAGAAGGTCAAATCGGGGATGTTGTCAGAATATAACGAGATAGTCAGAATCTATGGCGAGAACTACGAGTAGTTTATCCGCAGTCGGCACAATCAAGCCATCCGTCGCCATCGCAACGCGGACACTCGTTCCTGCCGGTGCCGTCGCACTCCTCGCACTCCGTTTCACCGGAACCGCCACATGACACGCACCTACCGTTGTCGGTAACACCATCCCCGTCGCAGTTGCCGCAGAGCGTCTTGCCGTCGCCACCGCACTGCCAGCAATCCATAGTTCCGGTGCCCATGCAGTCTTCGCAACCCTCCCTACCGGAACCGCCACAGGTGTCACATCCATCATCCGTGGACCATCTTCCCATGGTGTCGTCCAGTCCTCGGCATCCGTCACTCTCCTCGTTGGACAGGGTTGCCTTACCGTGCCCGTCTGCAAGGTATCTGAGGGTGTCCATATAAGGGTATGCCTTGTAGTTCAGGTTGTCGATCTCGACCACGAGTTTGTCCACCCTCATCTCCCTACCCGAGGGGTCCACGATATACCCGGAGGTCGAGTTGTTGTTGGCGGCCTTGTGCCAGATCCCATTGGCCTTGGCGTACTCACGGAAGAGCTGCATCTGGGTAGGTGTGTTGGCGTATATCCGGTCCATGAAAGATATGTCGGGGGTCTTCAGCCTCCAAAGCAGGGCCCTGCCCACGATCTTATTCGGGTCCGAGGAACTCCTGAGAACCACCATCTTGCAGACCCCCGGGTTCTTGGAGTATATGTCGAAGAACCACTCCGGCTTGGCCTTCATGCAGGAGGTCCCCAGGTCGCCCCTCTCTGGGTCCTGGTACATTTTCTCGTGGTACATCCGGCCTATCTCCGGTCCCTTGATCACCTCGAAGTTCCTGAACGCGTCGTTCGCCCTCTCGTAGTTCGCCTTGAACTTGTTCACGAAGTCCTCCAGCTGGGCGTCCGTGAACTCCAGTCCAAGGGACGCGGCAAGGGCCCTCACGCCCCTGCCGACCCTGATGTCCTGCCTGCCCTTGGTCCACAGGTCGTCCTCGGACGGGGCCGTGAACGACTTCAGGATGATGCACCCTGGGCCTTCGGGCGCCCGGTCTGGGTCTAGGGCAAGCCTAAGGTAGTCCCTGCCCCTCCAGGTGGCCTCGCCCACCACTACGCCGACATCATTATCCTCGGGGATCCGCAGGTCGGCTCTCTCGAGGCCCATGTGCTTGAACAGGTCGGAGTAGTTGTAGCTGACCACCGGTGCGGCGTTCGTCACGACTACCTTCCTGGTCCTCTCCGACATCTGCCTGGCCTTCGCGTCCGTCAGGAAGCTTAGGTGGTCCCCGTCTTTGGATAGGTCGAAGTAGTTGGTCTTGACCGGTTGGTCCTCGTCCCTCTTGGACAGCAGAGCCGCCGATATTGGGGAGTCTACCATGCGCAGAAGGTCGGAGAACCTGTCGGAGAACCTCACGACGGCCTCGTTCATCGACATTATCCTTCTCTCGAGAAGGAATTCAAGGTAACCGGTTATCATACGTCGGCCTATCTTTTGGAAATCAGCCAGTTGTAGACCTCCTCTACGTCGTCCTTGGAGGTCGCGATGTGGTCGGTGGCCCAGCCGTGGTCCGCCAGCATCCGGTCGACCTCCTGCGGGTCCATTGCCATGATCTCCCTGGCCATCCTGCAGATGTTCTTGACGTTCGCGAAGAACATGTAGTTCTGTGTCGCGTGGGCGTGTCCCTCCTCGAGGGCCAGCTCCCGGTCGGCGACCTCGGCCGCAGAAAGGTCATCTGTCTTGAGGGTTGCCCTGTTCCACTTGTGCTTGCGCTCGCCTGGCGCGTCGTGGGTCTCGCCCCTCTTGCGGAAGTTCCTGCGCATCTTGGCCAGCTCCTCCTTCTCGTCGCGCTCGTGCCGGGAGAAATCCGCGAAGCTTGTTATCCGGGATGCCCCGGTCAGGTAGTTCTGGTCGTTGTGGTTGTATGGCATGAGTGGTGATTTAGTTTTGTGTATATATTAGCGCGTCACTTCAGTTTCTCGTCGAGCATCGCTGCGATCTCGGACCCGATGGTGAAGTGGATGTTCTTGAGCGTGTCCGACTCGACCGTCCGGTTGGTGTCGAGCAGGGAGAAGTGGAACCGGTAACGGTCGAAGTCCTCGTCGCGCTCGCGGTCCAGCTTCTTTATGGACATGGATATCGTGTAGTTGTTGTTGACGTTGATGTCGAAGTCGAAGGTCATCCTGTCGCACGATATTGTCTTGAACTTCGGGTTGTAGGTGACGTCGAATATGGAGTACTCGGTGATGTCGTTCTTCTTCATGTAGTAGTTGAGGAACATGCCCGGGGCCTCAATAAAGTCGCTGAGGATCTGCAGGTCCTTCCCGAAGTCGTTGGACTCTATGATGTCCTTTATCTTAACCTTGAGGTCCAGGGTGTTCTCGAAGTCTATCTTGTGGTACACGCAGTTTATGTCGTACAGGTAGATGAAGGACTCCTGGGTCAGCCGCCTCTTTTTACCATCCGTCCGGAATATGAACTTGGTGTGTATAACCACAGTGTCTGCCATAGAGACGTGGTGCATCGATATGACCAGCTTGTAGGCGTCCTCGCCCTCTATCTTCTCGTAGACGGTGTCGACGGAGGCAACCTTGCCCCCCTCCTCCTCGAACAGGTCCCTTATCGTGGACTCCACGTCCTCTATCCTTACTTTCGCCATAAGTCACTTGAATTGTTTGTCGTATATCTTGCTCTTGAGCTCCAGCAGCCTGCCGATGTACCCGTTCCTGCGCAGCAGCTTGAACACCAGGTTCTCGATCGAGAACTCCCCTTCCTTGTCCAGTCCCTTCTGCCTGTTGTCCTTGAGCTTCTTCATGATCCGGTTGGCCTTCTCCGCGAGCTCCTGGTAGGAATAATTCTTCTCGAAGTCGTGCTCCACCTCGTCGATCTGGTCCATGATAACCCTCGACTTGCGCTTGATCAGGGCCTCGTCGGGCTCGAAGTCCTCCATGCTCGGCTTCCTGAGCCACTTGTTGTGCAGGAGCGAGAACTGGCCGCTCGAGACCCCCTTGTCGTCGACGTCCTGGGCGTACAGCTCCACCTCGAACCCCGCGACCATGATCTCGTGCCTGAACTTCCAGATCTTCTCCTTGGCGTCGAGGTACTTTGCCACGAACTCCCTGTCGTCGTTTATCTCCGCGAAGTCGAAAACGATGTGCACGTCGAAGTCCGAGTAGCTGCTCCAGTTGTAGTTCGCCAGGCTGCCCATGAGTATGATGTCCTCCACCTCCACGTCAACCTCCAGGTAGTCGACGTAGTCCTCCGCAATCGACAGCAGGTCCGACCTGATGCCGTCGTCGATCCTCTCGCCGTCCCACACCTTCCCGTTCAGCTCCTCCTGTAGGTAGAAAGACTTTATCGGCCTGAACTCCTCCGGCTGCGCCTGGCTGAACTCCCTTATGTATCTGTGCATTTCGAGCTTTGTGTTTGGTTATATATATTCCAAACGCAAACATCTTTTATGGTAATCAGCCGGTACGAGGACTTCATCCTGGAATCAATGATAAGGGCGTCGAAGGAGTTCCTGAAGATAGTGGACATCATCAAGGGCGAGAGCTCGGTCGCCAGCAAGCTCGCCGAGCTTCTCGGCCAGGACGTGAAGACAAACTACAACTTCATAAAGATAGCCGACGACCCCGCCAAGCTCAACTTCGTGCCGGACAGCCAGGCGACGAGGAGGCTCGCGGCCGGCACCAGCGATGCCGAGTTGTTCGCGGCCGCCAGCAACCCGACGACCATAGGCAGGCTGGTGAAGTCCATCTTCAACTCCAACAAGATACCCGTGACCGACGATGAGCTCGAGCGATTCGGCAACCTGTTCAGGTCTTACGCCAGCCTGCTGTCCAACACCGAGTCGATAACCATCGTGACCGGCGACCAAATAAAAAAGTGGTACCACGAGAAGAACTACGCGGGCAGGGAGGGCAGGGACGGCACCCTCAACAAGTCCTGCATGCGACACGATGACTGCCAGGAGTTCTTCGACATCTACACCCTCAACCCGGACATAGTGTCTATGGTCATCAAGGTGAACGACGAGGGCAGGCTAGAGGCCAGGGCCCTGCTGTGGCAGACCGACAAGGGGCCATACCTGGACCGGGTGTACTCCCTCAAGCCGGACGTGGAGAAGACTCTGGAGCTGTGGGCGGAGATGAAGGTGGACGGCCTGATGAAGTACAACACCATCGGGGGCGAGAGGCTGCACGTGCGCATCAAGCCGCACAAAATGTACGGGCAGTTCCCGTACATGGACAGCTTCTGCTACTACCTCAGGGACGGGGATCCGGAACAGGAGGTGGGCGCCACGCTGCTCAACTACGTGAAGGACGACGCCCCGGAAAACCTGTACCTCCTGCACGACACGGAGGGCGGATACGAGAAGATGGACACGGTGTGGTCGGATTACCACGACCAGGAGCTGTCCCGCAGGCACGCGGTGTGGTCAAGCTCGAGGGAATCGTGGCTGCACGCGGACCGGTCAGTGACCGACGCCGCGACCGGGGACAACATACCGGAGGACGACGCCGTCTGGAGCGGGGTCCTGGATGGATACATCGACGCGGAGAACGCCCAGGAGGTGATAACGGACGAGGACGATAGCACGGACTACTACCCGATTGAGAACTCAGACCACCCGTACTTCGAGGACCAGGCCACCGGCAAGATGTACTCAGAGGAGATGAGGGACAAGGTGCTCACGGAGTTCAATGGCGACTACTACAACATGTCTTTGTGCGTTATGGTGTCACGCCTGAACGTGCTGGGAATGGCGAGAGCAAAGCAGATTTACGGCCAGAAGTACCAATACGAATTCGTAACAGAGCTAGACGCCAGGCTGTTCGGCATGAAGACGGTAGGCGAGTCTGTGCCGGTGCCCAAGCAGAACCACATCGAGTCTACATACAGTGGAGTGATTGCAAGCCAACTGAGGGACCTGGTCATGAAGCTAGACGCACCGGAGGGTCTGAAGGAACAGAAAATCCTGGAAATCAACGAGGCGCACGCACAAATGATGAACTCGGACAGAGACTACAAGGCAAGGAACACCACCGCAGACAAGTACGGTGGGTTCGACGGCCTGGTCGAGGAGTGGTCGAAGAACTTCGGCTGCGAGGACGTTGAGGCGGTTATCGCCAGCACCAACTTCGGGTGGAACATAAGGATCGGACTGATGGGCCGCGGCTTATGGTCGGGTGCAGTGGCGGGCGGCACCCCTGAGGAGAAGCTCTTATCCGTGGTGGGAAGCCCCAAGACGGAGGTAGACGCCGTGGAGGCCATAGTCGACTGCGTGAAGGACCCGAGGCTGGCCGCGGACCACAACCACATGACTGAGGTCTGGGGTGAGCAGCGGGCAAAGGCCAAGGTGATAGTGGTGAAGGTCATGACCGCGCTGTACGCCAAGGTCGGCAGGGAGATGGGCAAGTGCATGGACCTGTTCATCAAGGAGGTCCTGCACGAAAGCCAACTATCCTGGTACGGCCCATTATAATGGGTATGGACATGGATTTCCCAAGCAGGAAGGATATTTTGGACTCGCGCAAGAGAAGCCAGCAGTCGCCGTCATACCTGGATGCAGTCGTGGATCAGGTAAAGTCGATAGACATAGAAAAAGTCGACTTTGAGAACTCAGACTTCAAACCGAGGCAGAGAATAGTCGAGAAACAAAGAGTTTACCGGTGGACCCGTGTATTCGTGAAGGAGGAGGTGGTCGACATTGCCGTGAACGACATCTACCACATAAGGCACCTACCCACTGGCGAGAGCATGGAGTGCTCGTTCATATGCTTCGCAAAGAAGGGGCTAGCGAAGGACTCCAGCGGCAGCATCGTGTCCTACGACGGCGAGGAGGACAGGAAGATCCTGTGCCTGATGATCGACACCGACCTGCTCGGCAAGGAGGGCGTAAGGACCATAAGCTCGCTCTTCCC